GCGGAACATCGCCGACGGCATGGTGAAGGCGTCGAAGACGCTCTCCACCGTCGCGCGACTCTCGCCCCGCGAGCCCCAGCGCTTCGGCACCACCGACTACATCACCTTCAACGACATCCCCAAGATGGAGTTCGTCGAGGAAGGCGCCGACAAGGCCTCGCAGGGCACGTCGTTCGGCTCCGTGACCGCCAAGCCCCACAAGGGCCAGGTCACGCTGCGGTTCAACGAGGAGGTGCAGTGGCTGGACGAGGACTACCAGCTCGGCATCCTCCGCGAGGTCACCGACGCCGGTCAGACTGCGCTCTCGCGTGGCCTCGACCTCGGCATGTTCCACCGCATCAACCCGCTCACCGGGCAGGTGATCACTGGGTGGGACAACTACATCACCGCCACCACCAAGCGCGTCGAGATGGCCGCCGGTGTCGACGCTGACGCAGAGGTTCGCGCCGCCGTCGGCCTCCTGGTCAACGACAGCAAGTCGGTCAACGGTTTCGCCATCGACCCGAAGCTGTCGTGGGATCTCGCCGGTCTCCAGGCGCTCTCAGGTGGGCAGCCGACCGGCACCCCGCGCTACCCGGGCCTCGGATTCGGTACGAACATCACCGACTTCCTCGGCATCACGACGGCGCAGGGCGACACCGTCTCCGGTGTCCCCGAGGCGGCCGACACGAAGGTGCGCGGCATCGTCGGCGACTTCGCCAACGGCATCCGGTGGGGTGTGCAGCGCGAGCTGCCCGTCGAGATCATCCGGTACGGCGACCCCGACGGTCAGGGCGACCTGAAGCGCAAGAACCAGATCGCGCTTCGTCTCGAGATCGTCTACGGCTGGTACGTCTTCGCGGACCGCTTCGCCGTCATCGAGAACGCGGTCGCTTGATGGCCCGTTTCAGGACGCCCGAGGGTGTGACCGTGAACGTCGACGACGCCCTCGCCGACAAGATCGGCGGCAAGTGGCGGCCCCTCGATGGGGACGCCAACTCGACGCCGGACAAGTCCTGGAAAGTCGACGAGCTCACCGCATACGCGTCCGAGCGGGGCATCGACCTCGGGAACGCCACGAAGAAGGACGACATCCTCGCGGTGATCGTCGCGGACAAGCCGGCCGGATAACGGAAAGGGGGCGGTCATGACAGTGACTCCTCAGAACATTGCGGACAAGCTCGGCATGCCCGCCCCCGAAACCGACTCGATCCAGGCCCGGCAGTGGCAGGGCTTCATCGATGATGCGGTCCTGCTCATCACCCTTCGCATGGAGTCGTTGCAGGCAGACGCGCCGTCCGACATCGTGCATGACTACGTCGTACGTGAGGCAGTCGTCGACCACATCAAGCGACCAGATGATGCCACCCAGGTAACTATCTCGGTCGATGATGGGTCGTCTTCCCGTACGTACCAATCGGGCAAGGGCCGTGTGACCATCACGGACGAGTGGTGGAGGATGCTCGGCCTCACCGGCGCGAACGCTGGAGCGTACGCGTTCGACACGGCGCCGGGCGTGGCCGCCACACACCTCCCCTGGTGCAACCTCATGTGGAACGCGTCCTACTGCTCCTGCGGCGCGGACGTCGCAGGTAGGCCCATCTACGAAGGCCTTGGGCTGTGAACCTCGGCGCCGACATCGCGTTCGCCCTCCCCGAACTCCGAGCTCAGGCTGAATCAAAAATGGTCGATTCGTGCACGATCGTCGCCGACATCGAGTCCGGAGATCCTGACCCGGCTACCGGAAAGCCCAACGTGACCCGCACCACGGTCTACGCCGGAAAGTGCGAGTTCAAAGCTGGCGACACCCAGGCCCGCTCGGTCGCGTCCGGCGGTCGTGACCTCGTGCAGCAGGGCGCTGTGCTGAAAATCCCCGTCGAAGCGACCGGCAGCTGTGATGTGCAGGCCGGGCATGAGGCAACGATCGTCCTCGCCACTTTCGATGCCACGTCGCCGCCGATCATCGCGCGGATCAGCGGCGGGCACCGTCAGACCTCTGCGACTGCCCGGCGTCTTCCAGTGGAGGTGACGGGCAATGGCTGACCGACTCACCATCGACACCAGTGAGTTCGATCGCGCTGTCACGCAACTTGACTCGCTCCCCCGCGCCACCCTCCCCTTCATCCGAAGCGCTGTGCAGTTCAACGTCACGCTCGTAAAGAACGGGTGGCGTAGCGACCTCGAGGGGACTGAATTTGCCCCGCGGGTCCCGCTCGCTATCACGTACTCGACGAAGGAGCTCGCTGGCGGCATCGAAGCCGAGGTGGGCGCCGAGAAAGGCACCGGCAATCAGGGCGGAGTTGCACTGCTCCTCGAGTACGGCGCACCCGCCCAGAACCTCGGAGCCCGGGGCTTCGGCCTGAAGAACTTGCAGGAAAACGTCGGGGACCTCGAGAGGGGTGTCGGCCGGGCCATCGACGACGGATTGAGAGCGATCAGCTGGTGAGCGACGAAACACTCGAGTTCGATGAAGCGGTCGCGATGCGCGGCCTCCTCGAGGCTGACCCACGCCTCACCGGTCGTGTCGGCATCGGTGCCGCGCCGAAGATGCCTGACGGCTCCGTGCTCGTGCCGCCTTACGTCGTCATGACAGGGTCAACTACCCGCGAAGAGCAGGACCGTTTCGCTGGGCCCATAAGCCACCGTCGCCCCTCGTGGATCCTCCACGGCGTCGGTACATCTGAGCTAGCAGCCGTCGCAGTTTTGGGCTGGGCGCACACCCGCCTCGCAGACGTCGCTCCCGTCATCCCTGGTCGGCGCACGAAACCCATTCGGCGCACCGAGCGGCCCGGAAACGCCCCCGACGACGCAGCGCAACCGCCCGTCTGGTACGCGATCGCCGTCTATGCGTTCGAGTCGGACCCCGACACCACCCAAATCTGAGCAGGAGACACCATGCGAGACAAACCCATCAGCCCGCGCGTCGACGTCGTCATCGGCGACGGCAAGGACGCCCGGATCATCACCGTCGCGAAGAGTGCCGCTGATCGTTGGCCCGACGTGTACCGGCCGGCGACCACGTCGAAGGGGAACCTCACCGCTGAAGCGAAGCGAGCCGACGACCTCCGCGACGTCGATCCCGACCCCATCACCAGCCCGGACGATCTCCCGTCCGCTGCAGACCCGGCCCCGGCGCCCGCCGTGACCGCAACCACCGCCGGCACGTCCGGCGTGACAACGGAAGGAGTCACGTCGTGACTCGCGATCTCATCCTGCCCCCGAACATCGACGTCGACGGGAACGTGACGATCCTCGCCGCGCCCCGCTCGGCCATCACCTCCTGGCCGCCGAAGTTCTCCGACGTCGAGGCTGCTACGACCGTCGACATCACGTACTCGCTGACCGCCGACGGGTGGGCCCACGGCAAGGCGCAGGACTCCACCACCGACGAGCGGTTCACGCTGCGTCAGGTCCTCGCCGGCTTCGGCAAGATCACGCACAGCGTCTCCGTCACGTACTTCTACGGAAGCGACGACGACGTGGCCGACCCGCTCTTCGCCGAGGGCGAGGAAGTCGTCGTCTTCGCCCGCTACGCCACCCCCTGGGAGGACGACCTCGTCGCGACCGACAAGTTCGACGTCTTCAGCCTCCTCGGCGGAGCGAAGGTCCGCAACACGGCCGCCGGCGCGAAGTTCACCAAGACCCAGGCGCTCGCGCCTCGCCGTCAGGTGCTCGAGGACCAGGTCCTCGCCGCAGCCTGACCTGCCCCAAGCGTGCGGGCGGCGGTCATCTTCCCGGAGCCGCCGCCCGCACTTCACACCACCATCCGGGGAATCCGGGAAGGAAAACCATGGGCAACATTGCCAAAGCTCGCGAGGGCTACAAGCCGCCGACAGGGACCGTTCAGGTCGTCCTCGATGCCGAGGTCGCCAAAGAGCGGAAGCTGCTGCTCGACCGCATCGCAGAGGCACGCGACGAGGCGAAGGGTCGTCTTGTCACCCCGAAGCTGAAGAAGCTGAACGACGAGCTCGACGCACTCACAGAGCGGGAACGTGAGCACGTTCACGTGCTCCGCATCACGAAGCTGCCCGGCATGGAATGGGCCGACCTCGCCGCGAAGTTCCCGCCGCGCCTCGACGTGCAGTTCGACCTCGACCTCGGCTACAACCACCACGCCGCGTCGATCGCTGCAGCCAAGCACACGACCGAGGCCGGCAAGCCGATCACGGTCGAGCTCGTCGGCGACGGCGACGACGTCAAGGAAGTGCCCCTCGACGATGACGACTGGGCCACCATCCTCGAGGTCGGCGCCGGCTGGGACGTCGACAACATCGTCACCCTCGTCATCAACCTCAACGTCATCCAGGCTTCGAACCGTCTGGGGCGACTGAAAAAAGACTGATCGAGGACTCCTCCCTCCGCCGGCTCGTCGAGGTCTCTAGAGACCTGGGCGTGTCCGTGCGGAGGTTGCAGGGGTGGGAGCCGTCCCAGCGAACCGTGTATGAACACGACGCTGAGGGGCGGCTTTTGTCGTCTACCACGACCCTCGAACCCGAGTTCGGCCCCACCGACCTCGACTGGCTTATGGCTCTCCGCGAGGTCGAACTCGAGCAGGGCCCGCACGGCTTCCCGATGAGCGAAGCCACCGACATCGACGCGGACCCTGATCGGCCCGAGTCGCACTTCCGCTTCGTGGCTGGGACACCGCAAGTAGCGCCCGAGGGCGACACCGTCTGGTCGCCGTCGTACGACTACGCGGAAAAGGCTCGGCTCGACTTCATCGCTGACCTCCGTCATGAGGATCGCGACCCTCACGCCGGCCTCATCGTCCCCGTCAGCCGCTACGCGCGCACGCCTAAGCCCCGCAATCGGCGTCGGCGAGCAACGCCACCCCAGGACACGTCCTAGCGCCCTCACGGGGCAGAGAGCAGGTGCCCCGTGGCATTCGGAAGCGACCGCAGTGTACGGCTCACCGTCGGCGCGACTATCGACGGCATGGTTGGGGCCCTCAACCGAGGATCTACCGCTGCACGCGAGTTCTCGCGCAACGTCGCGTCGTCGGCCGCTTCGAGCAGCCGGGCTCTCGACCGGCAGCGGGAGTCCGCTGAGAAGCTCGCGAAGCCGCTCCTGGCTATCGGTGCGGTCGCGGCCCTCGGCGTCGGATATGCCGTCAAGTCGTTCGCCGACTTCGACGAGAAGATGTCGTCGGTCAAGTCGCTCTCGCATGCGACCTCCGACGAGATGGGCCAGCTGAAGCAGGCCGCCCTGACCACCGGCACGGCCATCGGCTTCTCGGCAACACAGGCCGCGGACGCCGAGATCGAGCTCGTGAAGGCGGGCGTCTCTGCCTCGAACATCTTCGGCGGTGCCCTCGCCGGCTCGCTGAAGCTGGCGGCGGCCGGCCAGATCGATGTCTCGGACGCGACCTCGATCGCCGCGTCGACCCTGACACAGTTTGGACTCAAGGGCCGCGACGTGTCGCACATCGCCGACCTGCTCGCCGCCGGTGCCGACAAAGCTCTCGGTGGCGTCTCCGATCTCGGCGAAGGCCTGAAGTACATCGGCCCGGTCGCAGCATCGGCGCACGTCAGCCTCGAGCAGACCGTCGGCACCATGGCGGAGCTCGCCCAGAACGGCATCCTTGGCGAGCAGGCCGGCACCAGCCTGCGCGGCGTCCTCCTGTCTCTCACGGCGCCCTCGAAGGTCGCCTCTGACGAGATGAAGAAGTACGGCATCAGCGTCTACGACGCCCAGGGCAAGTTCATCGGGGTCAACGGCGTCGCCGAGCAGCTGCACACGAAGCTCGGCACCCTGGGAGACGCCGAGCGGGATGCTGCC